TGAACGAGATGATCGGCAGTCCGGTGTTGCTTGTCGGCAAGCTGGCCTGCCAAAGCCTGCAAGCGAAACCTTCTGTCGTGGCCGGTGCGGGCAGAGCAAAGCGCAAGCCATTGGCCGCGTTCTGATCCGTGTTGGTGCTGCTGCCCGTCTTGAGAACATAACCAGCGCTGCCGACGTTAGGATCGGGGTCGGCGGCGATAGCGGTGAACGCCGTTGCCCCAGAGGTCAGATTCACCACCTGCGCCCATACGCCGTTGAGCAGGTTGGCGGTGGAGGTGCCGTAAAGCCCCTTTTGCCCACTTGGAAAGTCGGCCCAAATCAGCATTACACGCCCTCCTGAACCTGGAACGCCATCGCCTTGCGAATGCGCTCCTCAATCGAATTGTCCGAAATCCTCACCGGCCCCTGCCCGCCGACCGCGTAGACCGTGCCGTCGAGGCTATCGACGATCACCACACTGTCCTTCACCTGCACGTCGCTGCCCTGCCACACGCCCCGGTCGAACACGCGCGCTTGCTGGCGGGCGAAGGGGGCCGTGCCATCGCCAGTGAGATACCACGGCTCGACAGACGAGGAGCCGAGCAGCCAGAATTGATCGCCGACGGTGCGGACCGAATAAGCCGGGTCCGGCGCCCGTTCGGCGGTGGCGAAGTTGAGCGGGTCGATGGTTATCTCGCCCGCCTCGATCCAGTAGAACCGCCCGTTGACGCCGAACCCTTGAGCACAGACGACCATGATGTAACCGGCGATGTAGGCCACCGCCAAAGCGCCCACGTCGTCGGGCATCTCGACCTGTTGCAGCATCGCCGAACCGCCGCTGCCGAGCGTGACGGCGGACCATGCGATGTTCGCGCCGGTCTCGGTCGTGGCGATGGAATTGCCGGTCGTGCCGGGGTCTTTGGCGAGGACGTAGAGGTCGGCCGTGCTGACCGAGGAAGCGTTGACCGTGGGATGAACGGTCAGGGCGGTGGAATAGTCCGTCCCCGCCGTCCCGGTGGCGTTTATCGCGTCGTAGAGGTGTTGTAGGGCAACGGTGTTGCTCGCGCCCAGAGCGACCAGCCAGGGGCTTCCCGAGGTGCCCGCAGGCGTGCCGGAATTGACGCTGCCGGTGGTCCACTTGTAAACCGTCGAGCCGATGGTCACGGTGTCGTTGTTGGCAATGGCCCCGGAGGCTTGCAGGTGGCCCAGCGCGTGGCCGTCGGTGGTATAGACCCACAGCACGCCGCCTTCGCACAGAAACAGGTATTCGGGCGTGGTTTCGAGCTTGGCCGTGGCCGCCATGCTCACCTGACCCTCGCCGCCCGTGCTGATCGTCCCGACGTTCGTCCCCGTTCCATCGGTGGCGACCGAATAGAGGTCGTCGCCGCTGACCGCGAACAGCGCATCGTCAAAGCTGCCGGGCTGCGAGTAGATGCCCCGGATCGGCCCGTCGCCAATCGAGATGGCCTTCTTCAAGCCGGGCCGGGCAATGAGCGACGACGGCCCATCTTGCGGATCGGGGGTTTTCTCGAAGTAGCGGTTGACGAGCTGGATATCGGGCGCGAGCGCCACAGCGCGCCGCCAGTCGCTTGTTCCAAGGGCTACGGCGGTCATAGCGGCCACCCGCGCGCGAACACCGCTGACGGGGCTTGCAGGGCGCCCCTGCGCTGTCCCAGCAGCCCGAGCGATCCCCAATCCTGTTGCCGGCGCGGTTTGCGATAGCGCGCCTCAAGCTGGGTCGAGATGCCGTTGAGCCACAGCGCCGAGCCTTGCTGCAATTCCTGCCCGTAACGGGGGTTCAAGCGCATCGCCAGGAGGATGCGAAAATAGTCGTCGAACTCAGTCGGGAACGGCAGTTCATCGGTCAGGGCGAGGCTGGTGAGTCGCTTCCATTGGCCGAGGTCGGCACGGTAGAACCATTGGCGGTTGTCGCCGTTGGTGTTCAGCACCAGCGTGGCCGCGCCTTCGATCAGGTGGCCGTTGCCGTCGAGCGTGAGGTTGTTGGCGGCGAGGCAGGAGGTGGCATCGGCTATCGCCACCCTCTGCCCATCGTAAGGCAGGGGGTGCAGGCTGTAGGTCACGGCGCCGGCCAGATCGAGCACAAGCCGGGCGTTTTCGGGAATGAACTCGATGGCCCAGCCCGATTGATCGAACTGGCCGCCGATGTTGAGGTCGCCCAATTCCTCGCCTGCCTCGTAACCGATCGCTGCCAGCAACAGCGAGTTGAGCAGCGAAAGCCCTTCGGCTAGCTGCGCATCGGTCGCTGTGGCATTGATGCCGAGGAGATTGCCTTCGCGGTATGCAGCGGTGATGGCTTCACTTGCGAGCACGGCGAGTTGCCTTTCGCCGTGTGGGAGCGCGCTTCTTATCGGGAGAACTCGGCGGCGGAGCCGGGGAGGACGGTTCCGCCGCCGTCACCTTCGCCGCCTGCGAAGGATGCTCAGCCCAACCCGAAGGCACATCGTCGGCGCGGTCGAACACCGCCGCTTGCCCATCAGGGCCATAGCGCCAGCTTGGGAACCCGTCGGCCATCAGCTCACCCGGTAGGTCACGAAGGTGCTGGCCGCCGTCTTGACCGTGCGGAACCGAGCCGAGGTGGCAATCGCCACGACGGCGGCGCCGACATAGGTGTGGCCGGTGTTGGCGGTCATGGTCACGGCGCCGGACGAGGAGCCGAGGTTGATAACGCCCCATTCGAACGATTGATTGACCTTGAGCGTGCCGCCCGCGACACCGGCATCGGTGTCGGTGCCCAGCGGCAAGGTCAGGGCAACGGCAGTCGCCTTGGTCGCCGTGACGATGCGCGTCAGCAGCTCGGAAGCGGTCAGCGTGGCATCGGCGGTCTTGGCCGTGGGTGTCGGCTGCGAACCGCTCATCTGCGCCCCGGAGGTCAGCCAGGCGCTTGCCCCGCCAACGCCGATGTTGAGGTTCCCGGTGTCACTCTCGAAATAGAACTGGCACATATCGGCCGGAGCATCGGGGATCGTCGGCTTGTTGGCGGCGGTGCCGACCCGGAGCGCGCCTGCGAGGAGACTGAAAGCCATTATGCTACCCCTGAAAGGGGGCGGCCGGGTGAAGGGTCCCGGCCGCCTGTTTCGTTACGAGCCGCTGATTTCCGCGCCCATGAGCGGATCGAGGTTCTGCGCCCCGTAGAGGCAGTCCCAACGGTGCACATGCGCGCCAGTGGAAATGTCCGAACCGCGCCAGTAGCGGATCGAAATGCCCGTCTCGGGATCGGTCGCGAACGAGCTTTCCCCGGTGAAGGGCTGTTGCAGCTTGGCGCTGACCAGCGTGATCGCCTGCTTGTTCCACGCCGCGCGGACGCGGCGGGTGTAGACCGTCGAGGCCGAGGACGGGCCGAGGTGAGTGACAGCAGCCCCATCGACCGCCGCCGCGTTGCAGGTAGCGAACGCGGTGTTGGCATCGACCGAGACACCGTCGGAGGTGTTCGGAACGATGATCGGAGGCGAGATGATGAGGTCGATATCGCCGCCCGAATCGGTGGTGATCGGGGTGTTGAGCTTCGCCCCGTTGGCAACCGTGCCCGAGGCCGTCGAAGCGCCGCCGACCACGGTGAACACCTGCAAATATGGCAGGGTGGTCTGATTGCGCCAGTCGTAGGCATAGACCCCGGCAATCGTCAGCTTCTCGCCGACGTTGATGGTCACACCCGAACTCTGGCTGTCGATGTGGATGGTCTGCACCATCGTGGTTTTCACATCGCGGTAGTTGACCGAGAGGGTGCCGTTATCCATCAGCGAGGTCGCCGCCGACACGCGGGTGCCGTTGGTGATCGAAGGGCACTGCTGGGTGGCGTAGAGGTCCACTTCCGACAGGATCGGAATCTGGGTCTTCTCCAGCGCGGTCCGGTTGGTGTCCTGGATGTTGCCGCCGATCAGCGAACCGCGAATCTTCTCGCCGTCGTTGAACAGCACCGTCGAGACGAGGTCGGTGTTCGGCACGCCGAGGTCCATCAGCCGCGTGTGGACGCGGTTGAACTGCGCCGGCGAGGCAATGCCCAAACCGGCGTCGGCCGCGAACTCCGCAGCGGTCGGCCAGTCGGTCGTGGTATCGCCGATGTAGCTGGAGAACTTGGCCACCTGGCGCTGTAAGTGCGCGTCGATCTGGGTCGCCAGCGTGACAGCCGCCGACTTCATCGTCTCGTTGCGCATCAGCTCGTTGTAGCTCTGCACGTATTCGATATCGCCGACCGAGATATGCACCTTGGCATACTGGTCCACGGCGACATTGACCGAGCCGGTGACGATATCCTGCGCGGCGAGCGCGGCGGACATGGCCGATGCATCGTTGCGCGCGAACCGGGGCGGGCGCTTGACCGAGACGGTCAGGCCGTTTTCGTCCGAAATCTTGTCTTCGAACTTGCCGCTGACCAGCTTGCCCGTGACGAGCTGGTTCTTGGCGAGGAGGAGCATGGTGTTAGCATACTCCTGGGCGTTGAGGAATTGATTGGCCATTGCCTGAGTTTCCCGTCCATGCCCGCGTGGGGCGTGTTGTTCCGATGATGGGAGCGCGCTCTGAGGCGCGGTCTGGGCCGGGCGCGGAACAAGCGGGAAGCGCCGCCACGGCCTGTCTGTGCGCGATTGCGAAGGGCCTGCCCGTCAGGTCCGTCGCCGCGAATGTGAAGGCACTATGCCACAGAAAAACGGGCTAGGTAGTTGCCGTTGTTTGAGGGGGCTACCGCTTGCTGTTCGCCTTCTTCTCGAACGCGGCAAAATCCGTCGTGTCGGCCCCTACCTCGAACCTGCCCGAGCTGCCGCGAACGCCTTGTGCGGGCGGTTCCGGCGCATTGGTCGCCCTGACCGCTGCCTTGGCCGGCGTGCCCTTGAGCCGTGCCCGCATCCGCCCCAGCATCCGCTGCACGTCGAGCTGATCGGTCATGTCCAGATCGGCGTCGTCATTATCGGCCGAGAGGTATTCGCCCTCCAGTTCGCCGAGCGCCATCGCCATTGCCAGCGGGGGACCTTTGGCAAGCCGTTCGAGCTTGGCGCTGGCGGCTTCGTCCGTCGCCAGGCGGTAGATGATATCGCCGCCGACGGGCGACAGGCCAATGCCGATCGACAGCAACGGAGGCAGCGGATCACCGGCCCGCC